ATCATAGGCATATTGCTCTCTACGCCACAGGGGTACGGGGGGGGGGGTTTTGAAACTCGTTTAGTCTCGAGTAGGTTTCTTTATATAGTTTTCGGTATGTTTTTGTCATATGATATCAATCAGTAGGCTCGAGGGCGAAACCGGTATGCCCACACCACCATGTTCATATAGTTAAATCTGGTATCCTCGAGCATGGACGACAAAATTCGGGTCGAAATTGCGCGAAGTACGCATGAGGCACTACTCAACCTGTTTGCAATCCTGGATGTCGCCGGCGACACTTTTGACGATAAGGTTTATGAGCTGGCCACGCGGGCTTTCTCTGCGAACTCTGATTTGGACCGGAACCGGCGCACGTTGCGTGTGCGGTCGGCCCGAGGGCAGAAGAAGGCAAGGCGCCAGATTGAGATTAAGGAAGAGACCTTGATAGACCTGCAAGCCCTGCATGGCAGGTTATTCCCGTACTTGCCCTGGACATCGTGGGATTGGTATTTAAAGGAGTTGGCGAAGATTGCCGAGGAGACCATCCACACCGGCGCCAGGGATTACCATCAGGCCGAATTCTCTGAGGATGACGGGTAGGTTTCTTTGGCGCTCCCCGGTAGGGCAGACTAGCTAGCTGGGTTGGCCGGCCCCGCAGGCAGATGGTTCAAAAAATTTATATTTTGGTAAAATATCTCTATATTATAGACAAAAAAGGCGAGGTGAAAAATGGATAAAATAAAGGTAAGAATATCGGAAATGGTGCCTGGACGTTTGCCCAGGATACCTAAAAGCGAGTGGGCATCAAAGCGCCGCAAGCCGGAAAAGATAACAGTCCAGATGGAGGAATTAACAGAGGTTGGTGGGGTGCCAACTTGGGTTAAATATCCGGACGATGAAATTGAAATGCCAGGTGGGTTATATCTGGAAGACATCCTAATTTGGTGTAACTGTAAGGAGCCGGAAGATGGCGATTACATTGAAGAGCCTGACGGAACACATGGCGTTGTGTGCGCAAGATGCGGAGGGGTGATTCAGCTTGGTTAAGGAGATTGAACATGGTATTTTTGAGATTGATGATGATGACTTGTCACAATTGTTTCTGGAGCACGAAATAACACTTAGTTTGCATACCGGCCAGGAAATAGTTATAAAGTATGTTGGGGTGTAAAAATGGAAAGATATATTTTATACACGTTGTATTATGATTGGAGAGCTAGTGTATGGAAGAAAAAGCCAATATTATATACGAGTGACAGTAAGGCAAAGCTAGCGCGGATAAAGAAAAATTTAGAGGAAGAGCACATTTGTGATATAATTGATACACAAGAAGGCAACGCAAAAGTAGTTTAGGATTATCGGAACCATACCTCGCTATGTGGCGAGAGGTAGGGGCAACATCCCGCCCCTATCTCTATTTTCTCTCTAGGGCGATGGTAGGGGGGATGGCCAGTCCCGGCCGGCCAGTCTGTTTGTAAAAAAAAAAAATATGTGGCCCCGAAGGGCCCGACTGTTTTAGTAGTAGGTTGCCTTGCGTGGCATGTCTTGCAGGACTTTGTAAAGGGCAGCGATTTTTTCAAGGACCTTCTTGTCTTTCGTGGAGCTCACGACATCGCGGTATGCTTGGGCACTGTAGTAAACGACGTAACGGCCGAACTCTTTAGCTTCAATGAAGCCGTTGGCTCGGAGTTTTAGGCAGTCACTGTGAACTTGGGCGTTTGTGTGTCCTTTTGTTAGTTTCATGCCATACGGGTTGTTGGGTTCCGCTTTTAGACGGTTTTTGAGTTCCCAGAGAGCAGGTATACTTTTGGCCTTGCCGAGTAAGTAGTTGGTTGTGTCATCGTAGATAATGGAAAGGATGCGCGATTGCCGTCTGGAAGCAGACGTTGCAATCTTTTCGGGCTTGCCCTGTTTGTCTAATACATTCACCATATTTATATCACCCCGCCGATATTAACCTTGCCAGGCAGGACTATTTTTATGCTAACCGCCCGGCTCGTCTTCCACACCAAATGGCTCATATTTTTTCCTCAATATAGAGATAACTTACCACAATATAAATGTTTGGAACCAAATCACAACTGAGTACCAGCTCAAAAGGGATTAAGGATAAAAGGGGAAATATAAAAGAAGGCAGATAAAAATGTCGGGCAACGCCGGGTGGGGCGGGGTTGGCCGGGGGGGGGGCCGCGGGCATCGGGAATCGCCCAGCTTTCTCTGGGAAAGGGTGGTAAGTTCCAGGCTTACCGGCGTCGCGCCTTTCTGTCGGGTTGGGTGGTAGGGGAGGAAGGCAGAGGGGTTGGTTAAGATATGGTAGTTTTACTCCCGGGGTTAGTTGGCAGGAATACGGTTCAAAAAATTTATAAAGTGGTAATCTATTTATATATTATGGAAAAAATAATAGTGGGGTATATATAATATGGAAAGCGAGTTGGTTAAAGAATTAAAAGCGCTGAAGGAAACCTTTAACGGGAAAGAATTTTGGAGTGCGCCCGAGCAAGTCCACCGGATAGAGGACTGTTATATCGAGTTGGTTTCGCATCGAATGCAGATGGTTTTAAATCGTCTGAAGGATGCTTTTTCGTATGTTAGCGAACCGTCGCTCGACGAGGTAATAAAGATGGCTGACGACCAAAGGGTGTTAGACAAACACGTTAAGCATGCGCTGGAAGACATACGAACGTTTATAGACGACGGCGTATTTTGGTAATTTTTTTTTAGAGGGCTTCTTTGGCATTCCCTGGTAGGCCTGGCTTTCTCTACGGTTCGCGGGTAGGGGAGAATGTCGACCGTGGCATAAGATAGTTTTCTCTCGCGTTGGGTGGTAGGGGAGGGTTTCTCTCTGGCTGGCCGGTAGGGGAGGAAAGTACGGGGGTTTGTAGGGGGGTATATAATTAGATATATATAAATATATATAGATAATAATAAATAAAAAAAAAATAAATTAGATTATTTTATCTAATTCAAAGATTGTTTCGCCACATATCAAGCACTCGTATTCAATACTTAATATTTGATTTTGACCATCTATAAATCCATCTATTACTTTTTTTCTTGTGTGTTTGCATTTAAATTTTAATTCCATATTTACAACCTCGCCAAAAAAATTTAAGAGTTGAATTTATATTTTTCAACTCTTTTTTTCAGATGTTTAGGTAAATTATAACAATTTCTAACACTTCTGCCTTTATACTTTATTTCTTCCATTTCGTTAATAATTCTTTCGCACTCATTAAAAAAGAATTTCTCGCACTCTTTTAAAACTTCATTATCGAAGTCGTTATTTTTTTTCATATTAAAATAAGTTATTCCTAAAGCCGAAGTGTTATTGCCTAACTCTTTATTTAATTCCTCAATTTTTCTTTTTGTCATAAAATCCATTTTATCTACCTCGTTATTTTTGTTTATATATAAAAAAAAAATTTAATCCCCTCGTTTTTCAAGTCATTAGGGATAGATGAAAATCCAATAGATTTACACAAATTGATAATGCTCTTGTATAAAAAGTTTAAATTCGCTATCTGTCAAACTCGCTAATGTCTTTTTTATCGGAATATTTTTGGGATTTGGAAAACCATATTCTAATCTAAATTTGATTAGTTTATTGTCTATTTCGGTAAAAAATGTCGTTCTTGTGCCTAAATTGTCATTATTTAAATTGTGCCTTAAATTATTGATTATTTTTTGATATTTTTGCATATTTATCCCTCGCTATGATAAAAGAAAAATTAGGGGAAAAATCCCCCATTTAGTAGTGATTTGGTTTTTCAAGTTTTCTTAAGCCATCTAACTGTGTTTGCATTTGTTGTTTTTTTGTTTTGTCTTTGCATAAGGATATTTGTTTGCACATTTCTGTCAAATCGTAATAAATGTTTTTTCCATTAAGTTTGCGACTTTCAAAAGTATGTAATTCTTTATTGCCCTCTTTAGATACGACCTCGATTTTATGATTTACTATAAATGTCCAATCGTTCCAAACTTGAACCTGATGGTCTTTAGGTATTGTAGACATACCAAGATTTATTTTGTTTTCAATTTGCTCTTGTAATAATCGCTTTTTTTCACTTGATAAATTTGGTAAATCTGTTGTTTTTCCTAAAATCCATAATTTTGATAAATTTGTGCAATTTGTAATTAAGTTATGCTGTCTTATTTTAGCAAATCCTTTTGTTGCCGTGTCAGTTTTTGGATTTCCATTATTATCAAATTCTACTTTCATATTTTCACCTCGCTGTTTTTCCAAACCATATATTATTATGGTTTACCTTTGTTGATAATAGGTTTTTTATTTCTGTCAACACCATTAACACCCATTATATATAGTTTATATATAAAGCAAAGTTTAATTTTTAATAGGAAAATTAAAACTATTAACCTCGTGCTACCTACAATACAAATTTACACCTTGATATTTCTGTTATGGCGTTTGACCTCTTGGCGTAGACCTATGTCATTTTAGGGGTTGACTTTTTGTATCGTTTCGCACATTATTGCGTATGCTATTGTAAATGTCGTTAGCCACTTACAATTAATTAGTAATAGACTTACACCTTTATATAGTTTAACAAAAACCATTAAAAAAAGACAAAAAATAAAGAGGGGTATATAAGTAAAGTTATGGTGGTTGTGTTTTTTACACACCATATTCAAAACATTAGCCACAAAGTTTATATACTCCTTCGGAGATACTACTTTCTATGTGTTGGTATATACCTGCTGGCTACGAAATGACAACTGCCGGAATTGTAAGATACATTGGACCAAAATTTGAATAAAGATATTATTTTTATGGACCCACGCAAACTCCACCCTATGGCTAATCAACCGCGGCTTTCTATGGATATGGAGAAAGTGAAAGGGCTGGCTGATACCTTTAGGGAGAAGGGCTTTAAGGGGGCGATTACGATTTGGTTTCCGAGGGCCGATTATGCCGAGATAATTAGCGGCCACCGTTCACATTGTGCGTTTTTGTTGGTCGCCGAGGAGCGCAGTTTTGCGCCTCCTTGGGACCGGATAGCTTGTGCGCCCTTTTACGATATTGATGAGGGGCAGGCTTACGAGTTGGCGGTGCTTTATAACGAGAAGCGCGAGGATTTGACCCTGTTTGAGCTGGCCGTTTCGTGGGAGCGGTTGATGAGCCGGTACGGTTATTCTGCCGACCAGGTGGCGCGGTCCTTTGAGACGTCGAGTTCCACTGTTTATAATACGATATCGGTGTTAAAGGAGGATGAGTTCATACTTGGGGCGGTTAAGAGGGGTGAGTTGATGTTGCCTGATGTGCTTGGGTTGCGGCGGATTAAAGACCAAGCCGAAAGAGTTAAATTAGCGAAACTACTTGTTAGTGGTGAAATAGCTAAATCAGATTTGCCAAAAATTGCTATGCAACTTAACAGGCGGACTGCTATCCTGGCTATGCTACCCGAATTGGAGGGTGACCTCGATAATGGGGAATTATTGGCGCCGAAGACCCGGCTAAAACTTAACGTTCCTGACGATTTCACCCTCTATTTCACTTTTGCTGCTTCAACTCGCATTCAGTGGGAACTTTTGCCGCAGCGCAATATTTTAGTGTCCGGTTATCATGTTTTGCATCGAGGTGGCAAACAGGCTATGGTTGTTGACATGATTAAGAAGCGCGACTTGATGGATAGCCTGATGATTGATAGTGCGGCGATTGTTGCGATGTCGCGGGGTGATACCGATTGGTTTAGTCGGCAGCCCGAGCTCGTCGAGTTTGCTAATGCGGTTGATGCGGATGTTGTGGCGCATTTGGATGTGTTGTGCAAGATTGGCCTGTTAGAAAAATGTAAAATGACTGTTAAGGAGGCGCAAGCCATAACTATTAAGAATGCTGAACAGATGTTAGATTTAAAGACAAAGGCGCGAAAGTGTTTTGTGCTGCAAGGTCACGAGGCCGAAGAATATGGCGAATGTATTAAAGCGTTTCGTGAAATGGGTATCTTTGAAAATTCACAGCATATCATTGGAGTTGGAAGTCAAGCTGGCGAACGGAGAAACACTACATTATCGCGTTACCAGTTTATCTGCAGACGAGTACGAGAAATTAATCCATCTATTGGAATTCATGCTTTCGGTATTGGAAGCCCATGGACTCTCGTCAAGTTATACCGTGAAGGAGTTACACAGGCAGACAACCAGACGCCCCATGTTCTTACGCGTATAAATCAATGCGATGTATAATGCTCAGTTGCTGTATAATTATGCTGCTTATTATCTTGGTTTAAGTAATGAATTTAAGAGGCAATTAAATGGAATGGAATCATATAATCCTTGAAGGCTTCTGTATGCGTATGAGTTTAAAGCCTGGTAAATTTATTTATAAGATTGTTAGTACAAACCCTTATAAGGCTATTAAATTGCCAAATCCACAACGCAAAAAAGGAATTAAATATAGAATGCCGCGAAAGCCAAGATACTGTTTAAATAAAATATGTTATGAATGTTTTGAGCACAGCTGCCCTTTTCTTGCAACTGGAAGGCCGCCCGACGATGAATACAAAAAAATAATGAAAAAAATAGCAGAACTTTATTAGCGGAGAGAGCAGGATTCGAACCTGCATGATATTTTTCAACCAATAGTTTTCAAGACTATCCCATTACCGCTCTGGCACCTCTCCAGCGCCGGAAGTAGGATTTGAACCTACGTGATTTTTTAATCCATCTGGTTAGCACCCAGCGGCAATAGACCACTCTGCCATTCCGACAATGCCAGCGGACGGATTCGAACCGTCGACGTGTCCTACGTACCAGGTTTCCCCGAGCGGAACTTTTGAGCTTCGCCCTTTTAAGCATCGCCCTTCTTGGCTTCACCCTCTTCTAGGCATCGCCCTTAAAAAAGTCTGGCGCCTTCGTCCACTCGACCACGCTGGCATTAAAATTATAAGAGGAGTCGCAAGAGACTCGAACTGGATAGTAGACTCAGTATTTTCACCATGATAGAGGTTAAATTATATTATGATTTCTTATATATAATTTATGGTAGCGCCAGAGAACTGAGTCGAACAGCTATAACCCCGGTTAACGGCCGGGTGCATTTTCCGTTATGCTACACTGGCAGGGCGAAAGGCGGGATTTGAACGCGCTCTAACAAGGTCACAGCCTGTTGTGCTGCCTTTACACTACTTCCGCCATTATCCATAATATAACTATTATCACTGGTATAATGAATAATAGTTTATCATATTTATCCACATCATTTGGATACATACGCCCCTGGAGAGACTCGAACTCTCATTTTAACGGCTTAGAACACCGCTGTGTATCCGATTACACTACAAGGGCAGTGGGCTAAGAAGGATTTGAACCTTCACCTGATGGTTCCAAACCACCGGTGCTACCAGGTTACACCAAAAGCCCGTTATCTTATGACTCGGTCGACGTAGTGGGAACGATAGGACTTGAACCCATAACCTTCCGCTTTGGAGGCGGTTATTCTGCCAATTAGAACTACATTCCCAGTGAGCGTAGTAGGATTTGAACCCACAACTTTCTCGTTCGAAGCGAGATACTCTGTCCTATTGAGTTATACGCCCAATGGACCCGATGGGATTTGAACCCATACTCATTCCTTCGCAAGGAAAGAGACTATCCTATTATCTACGAGTCCAGAACACACCTCCCTTCGCCGCAGCAGTCTTTACATCGGATATACATTATAGATTGAGTATGATTTTTTGTTCCTTTCTCAAGCTCTTTAATTATTGTAATATCATATGAGTAGTTTAATGTGCTGCCTACAGGATGTTTTGTATGCTCTTTCGTAAAGTATTTCAGGTATTCTAATCCTTTGTTTTTTAAATCCATAGTCTAGGCTGAGGGAGTTGAACCCCCAACCGCTCGGTCTACAGCCGAGTGCTCTGCCATTGAGCTACGCCTAGGTTATGCGGATATAATAAATTTTTTATGTAGGTCTGCAAGTATTTCTCTGCAGGCAGCGCATAAGTCGATATCAACATATGCATCCGCACACTCCTTTGTTTCGTCGATGTATAATGATACTTGTTTTATATCTTTTTCGCCTTTGCATATATCACATATTTTCATAGTGCGACCGGAAGGAATCGAACCTTCCGTCTCCTGTTTATCAGTCAGGCGCCTTTCCGCTGGGCCACAGTCGCAATGCGAGCGGAAGGAGTCGAACCTTCAATCTCCCTTTTATCAGAGGGGTGCGTTGACAGGGTATAAGCCTGTTGCGTTACCGTTGCGCCACGCTCGCGATGAACTCGATGGGATTTGAACCCACAACCTTTGGCTTAAAAGGCCATTGCGCTGTCCTAGTTACGCTACGAGTTCTTTTTCTTATAACGGCGTTGTTCCCATGAACAACATGCAACGGAATTCTCAATTTGCTTTTTGGTAAGCATGCCTGGTGGTGGGGCATCTTGTAAGTCACAATTACCGTTCCATTTGCATGATTTACATCTATGATGTAGCCATTCATCTGTCATAATGAACCCGACGAGATTTGAACTCGCGACCTCCAAATTAAGAGTTTGTTGCTCTGGCCTAACTGAGCTACGGGTTCTTATTTGATTCAAATTTAATGTATGATATATTCTCGAACGGTATTATGTATTTTATTTGTTTAATTATGATAATTACAACTCGACGATTGGTGTCAATTTCAACAGTATTACCGGCTTCAAAACATACTGCCGGTTTACCGTCCCTTGTCATTATTTCAGTTGGTTCCATAAAGCCTCTTGCAGGAGTCGAACCTACATACCATGGTATCTGCAATATACTCTCCCAGTGTGGGTTGTCATATATTTACACTGTTTCTACGCGCGTATGCCCAAGAGTATTTGCTGTTGCAGCCATGTATCTTAGCCGCTTGATTAAAGAGGCTATAGGCGGAGAAGGAGTTGAACCCTCAGTCGTTGCGGTGTAAACGCAGTGCATTACCATTGTGCTACCCGCCTAGCGGAACCAACCGGAATCGAACCGGCACATATCCACCTCTTCAGGATGGCGGACTCCCATTATCCTATGGTTCCTTAAGTGGACGAGAAGGGATTTGAACCCTTAGTCTCACATCTTGCAAGGATGGTATGTTTCCGTTACACCACAAGCCCAATACTCCTGACGCGACTCGAACGCGCAACCTCCTGGTTGAAAGCCAGGTGACGTTACCCAATTGGTCCACAGGAGCATACGTCTCCACTGGGAGTCGAACCCAGAGCCAAGGATAGACAGTCCAAGATGTTGCCATTACACCATAGAGACATTACGGTGGGAGGATTTGAGCCTCCCTAACTTCAGGTTATGAGCCTGATGCGTTACCACTCCGCGCCACACCGTACAGTCCCGAGCAGGGTCGAACTGCTAGTCGCCTGGTTCAAAGCCAGGTATGTTACCGTTACACTACGGGACTATTTTGGTTCAGATAGTGCGGCTATTTTTTTATTCAACAAATCCATCTTTCTTTTTAATTCAGCTTCAGCCTGTTCCCATTTATTGTAGGTGAATATTCCCCCGCAATATGGGCATTTAACTTGAGGTCCTGGTAATACAGTCATATGCACCCAATGGGAATCGAACCCATATACCTGACTTTCCTCAGGAGTGCTCCAAGCCAGTGGATAGACACTCTAACTTGGTCTTACCTGAGCAGTCTATCAACACGTCTCATGGCTGCGGGACTTCCACCCGTGGAGGGCCAGTTCACTTCCGATTGTGATATGGATGCATGCGAAAGCTGGGAGTTGAACCCAGACATTCACACTGGCAATGTGAAATCCTACCGTTAGATTACTTCCGCACTTGTTCTGCCAGACTAGTTGGCAAGCCTAACTTTTTAAGGATTCTGCCTGCAGTAACGTATCGGCCACGCTCATATGAATAAGGCTCCTTCACCCAACATAATGCTACGGCTTCAACGCCAAGTGCACGTGCTTTTGTTTTTCCTACCCAAATTGGTAAACCTGTAAATTTACTTCTTTTGCCAGCAACATTTGGGAAGTGTGAGAAATCTATCTCAATCTTTTTTCCGTTACCTGCGTCTATTATACATGTTTCCTGTACATCTTCTAGGTCTTCTTTATATTCTTTTTTCATGGCTCTTTCACCAAGCCGACAGCATGAATCGAACATGCAACCTGAGAGTTACAGGCTCCCTGCTCTTCCAAGTTGAGCTATGTCGGCGAGCATTAATTGCCGAGCAAAAATATATAAGTTTTGGGCCCGACAAAAAAAGCGAGATTAACAGCGTCTGGCTGTGGTCTCAATAATGAACCTACCACCGACTACCGCTTTACTACAATACGTATGTCGATTATCTATTGGTATCGGCTGTAAATTCATAATATGAAATATAGTATATACACACCTAATATAAATATTTTGTCACCACACTCTTTATATTTCAAGTACAAAATATCCATTTTCATGTATACTTATAAAGCATTCGTAACGCGTGTTGTTGACGGTGACACTATAGATTGTGATGTTGACCTTGGCTTCTATATGATTGCACGTATTCGGTTTAGGTTGGCGCGGGTTAATACACCTGAAACGTATGGCGTGAATAAGGATTCAGATGAATATAAAGCAGGAAAACATGCCAAAGGGTTTGTGTGCGATAAAATACAAAGTGAGTTTGTTCTGATTAAGACAGAAAAAACCGGCAAGTTCGGCAGATGGATTGCTGAAGTTTTTTATGGCCCAAATTTCGAAACAAATTTAAGTGATAAATTGCTCGAAACAGGTCTGGCACATCCTTATGGGTCTTGATTTTCTTATACTTGGCGTTCATAGATGTGGCACAACCTCGTTAACCGATTATTTAGGAGCCCATCCGCAAGTTCAACTGCCACGTATTAAGGAGCTGAATATTCTTAATAAGGAGGGCTTATATAGTAGGGGCCAGAGTTATTATGAAGCTCATATTAATACATTAAAGCCGGGGTTGCACTTTGAAGGCACTGTCGGCTACTATGAGCATTACTTAGTGCCCTTTAGAGTTAAAAGATGGTATCCTGATTGTAAATTCATTATACTATTTAGAGACCCAGTAACAAGGGCGTACTCCGCTTATTGGCAAACTCCCGCCATTGACCCTTATACAAAAAGTGCGTCTGATTTTGCTGAGAGAGTTCGGGTTGCACTTAAAAAGGAATACCAGACAGGATTTCTCGAGAGGGGTAAATATTGGATGCCGCTCGCGCATTGGTGGGAATTATTTCCCAAAGAGAGGTTTTTATTAATTAAGAGTGAGGACATGTTTGCAAACCCCGATAAAATTTACCACGAGGCACAAGATTTTCTTGGTATCGAACGGTTTTCACTTGAAAAATACGGAAAATCATACGCTAGGGCAAAAGGGGCAATGCCTGAGGAGATTGTTGGCCCGCTACAAAAGTACTTTAAGCCAGCCAACGACCATTTTTATACCCTTACCGGGATAGAATGGGGCTATTAGTCTTATGGCCCGGTCGACACCAACCCACATTTTAAATATTAGATGACATATATATATTGCTAATGAATGACTGCCCAATTTGTCAACACCCGGAGAGAGATAGTCTCGAATTACAAGTTTTAAAAGGAAAAATGACGAAGCGCGACTTAGCGGAGGTTATACCCTGCCGAGTTGACGAAGTTTACGAGCATATGTCGAGACATCTGGTACGCAAACAGCTTAAAGATGTGGATTCAAAACGGAACGTTTTACTGCAGACTTTACAAAAATTAAGTGATAGTCTTGATAATATAGCTATGCAAAAGCAATACGGCCCGGTTACAACAAAACAGCTTGTACAGTTAGGTGCTGAAATTAGAAAAACCATTATGGATTTAAATATTCTTGAGGGCAACAAACCCACAGACCAACATATAACCATTGAGCAATATAATGATTTTAGGTCACTTGTTGTGGCAAAAATGACAAAAATTTACCCGAGATTATGCCCGGATTGTGCTAAACTATATGATGAGTTGGTGGAGTCTTTAGACGAAGAGGAAAATAAAGATGCCAGCTCTGTTATCCAAATTAAGTAGTGAGTTAAAAGCGTATCGCGACCCAGTTTACTTTTGTGAAAGTATTCTGCATATTGACCCGTACCCCATGCAGAAGGAAATTTTAACAAAATTTTACTGCACACCAAATCGCGTTTATACCCACATGATTCTTGTTTGTGGAATGAGAAGCGGAAAAACACAACTTGGTGCCATGGCTACAACCTATGAATTATTTAAACTTATTATGTTAGGGAATCCACAGGCATATTATAATTTGCCGCCTGGCCAACCTATTTACATTTTACATGTTGCAAATTCACGAGACCAGGCAAAAGACACAATTTTTGCCCAAACTGCTGGTCTTTTGGAGAATGCAGAGTGGTTCGTTGAACATGGCATGATTGAGCGAACAAATGAATTTCAATTTCCTGAATATAATTTATTTCTCCGGGCCGAACATTCAAATTCGGCTAGTTTAGCGGGCAGAACAGCAAAAATGGTGGTATTAGACGAGACAGCACGTTTTAAAGATAATCAAGGGAAATTCAGCGGCGAGATGGTTTATTTTACCGTGTCGCGTGCTGTTAAAACTTTTGGGCAGGAAGGCAAGGTATTCTCTGTCTCGTCTCCCATTTATGACGATGATTTCCAAATGCGCTTATATAGAAAAGGGTTAAAACTTAAAAGTTTCCTCTGTTACCAAAAACCAACATGGGACATGAATCCGCGATTTACCTTTGAAGCTCTTAAACATGAATTTGACTTAAACCCAGAAACAGCATGGCGTGACTACGGGGCAAAACCACCTTCTGCTGTTGAGGCATATTTTAGGGATAAAGAAAAACTATCTACCGTTTTTAATGTGCACGCACCACAAATTATAGAATACGACACATTGATTCCTTCTGCAATGCCCATTCATAGAAAGAATTACTATCTAGCTGGTGACCCTGCCGTTAAGAATGACGCTTTTGGAATTGCTCTCGTTCATGACGAGGGAAGTGGAATAGTTGTAGATTTTGTCCATAGGTTTACCCCGCCAGAAGGGCAAATCGGGGAAATTGACGCGGAAAGGGTGAAAAAGTTTATTATTTCTATTGCTAATAGATACCCGCTTAGAGCGTTTTTAATTGACACCTGGCAATATCCTGAAACAATTCAGGCAATTGAGCACTCGGGTGTGCTTGTAAAACAGCATACCGTGAAAAAACCAGAGTATGATTGCCTAAAAGAGTATATTTATACAGGCAAAATTAAAATACCGGAAAATGAGAAATTATTTGATGAATTAAAATCTTTAGAATTGGTCAGGGGCATACGTGTAGACCACCCTAGGAATGGGTCAAAAGATATGGCTGATGCGCTAGCAAACGCCGTTTGGGAGCTTAAAGAGGACCTAAATCAGAAGCCAATGGCGTGGATTCCCCCTACAAGAGACAGGGTATATGAGAGAGTAGAGCCATTACCCCCTATAGAACCAATTGATGAGGCTGAATTTCATGACTACTACATCTAAAAAAAATAAACAACCCGTAAATAAAGAGGGTAAGCCAGACCCTCGCGGATTTATACCTAAAAAAACCGTAAAAAGTGGCAAGCCAATGGCAATTGTTGCTAATTTTTATGATGTTGACGCAGATTTACAGCTCTCCCCGGAGCTGCATATCAACAAGTTATCGGCAAAGGAACAAAAAATAGGCAAAAAAGAGCTAGAAATGAAACTTTTTTCAGTGGGTAATGTGTTTGCTGCACATTCCATTGAGGAAGTGCTTGAAAAGGGGTATGGAACCACCACAAAATACTGGGAATATTACAAATCTACGGGTGTTTTGCGCAAATGTATTAATATGATTGCTAATTTCAGCACGAGAAATGGCTTCGAAACCACTATAAAATGCTTAGATGACGAGGACGACCCCAAAAAAGAGGAATATTTAGAGGTAAAACGCAAGATTGACGACTTAAACCGGCGTGTTAATATGGATGATGTGCTTAGAATCACCCAAATTAAGCGGCATATCCATGGTAATGCCGGCTGGAGTTGGACAACAAGTAAAGAATTTGACGAAATTATGGGGTTAGCCCCACTAAGTAGCTCTTATATAACACCAGAAATTGATGATAAAACAGGTGATTTTTTAGGGGTTAATTACCCTTATGCAGCAAACAAATTCATTCCCAAAGAAAGATTACTTTACTTTTCACTTGATACGATTGAGAATAATAGCACGTCATTATTAGGTGTTTCAGCATGTCGTTCAATTGAGCGAAATATTAAAATTAAAAAGAATTTAGAAAGAGATTTACTTTACGCCTCGCGTAGTTTATGGGCTCCTATTGTTATTTATAATGTGGATACTCGCGGGCTTACTGCACAAGAGGAATCAGATTTATTTGCCACCCTTAAAACTGATTTAAGGCCCGGCGCAATAATTGTTACAAACAGAGCAGTTGAACATACTGTAGTACAATATAACCCGGACTTAAATAATCTTATTCGAGCTATTGACAAACAGGATGAAGAGATTATAGGTAATTTCGGTATTCCTAAAGCACTATTAAGTAGAGAAAAGACAATGGCTCGTGCAACACTTGAATTTAGTATTAAAGCCTTTTATGAATCTACTATTGCAGGTGAACAAACATATTTAAAAAGACAACTTGAAAAGCAATGGTACGACCCAATTGTTAAGGCTTTAGGATTTGATGATAAAATTAGAATTCGCCACGAGTGGCGGCCAATCTTACAGCCTGACGCTGACTTTATGCAAGCCTTAGTAAATGCTTACAGATATGGTGCGGTCAGTGCTGAAGAATTCTTTAGACGGGTTGGTTGGGAATTGGATAGAGTTGAAGAGGAAGCCACCCCGAAAGAAGAAGAAAGTGAAGGTGAAAAGAATGAATAAAGAAAAATATATAAATGCAAATGCAAAGGTCATTGCGTTAAATGAAAAGGGCTACCTCATAGGCTTTGAATGCCCGAAATGCAACAGCGGAGTTATAACAAAACAATATAATTATACAGGTGCAGAACCTTTAAAAATTGGTGATATAATTCCTGTTAAAATTGCCGCAATAAAGATGGAAGACGGCGATATTACAAATATTGAATTATTTGACGAAACTGTGAAAGTAAGCCATGTGTCCGATTTAGTTATAGAGGCAAGAGAAACTGGTATTCTTGAGGAAATAGACGCATCACTGGCAGCCTGGACCAGTGCATATATTAACGACTTGCCAAATAGTAGTTTTGCTGTTATTGAAGGATGTTACACAAGCGGAGAAACCGATAATAAAAACGCAAGACATCTCCCTTATAAAGATAAGGACGGGAAAGTTGATTTAGCGCACCTTCGAAATGCTCTAGCAAGATTAAACCAAATAAAACCGGTTTGTTCTGGCTCTAATAAATCATCCCTTATATCTAAAGCAAAAGGTGTACTGGAAGCAGCCGCAAAACGTGCAGGAATTGGTAGATATAAAGTTCGTGAATCTATTGGAAAAGACCTTTACAAGTTAGAGGACATGCTTGACGGGAAACCTAATATAGGCATAACCACTGAGGAGCTTGAGATAGACACCCTTGCTGATAGCGACCAATTCGAGCGAATTGCTGAAGAACACCCAATGGCGAATTATACATTAATACATCACTGGTGGGAAAACGGAAAATATGAGCACTGGGACTTATTTCTCAATGACGAGGAAACTACCTCGCATTTTGTGCTTGAGTATAATCCGTTAAAAGAAACGGAAATAAAAATAGTGCAACGACAACCATACTCGGAGGATTTCTGGCAAAAGGGTGAAAAAGAGGAATTAATAGAGCCGGGTAATCCTGGCAACCCGTCTAACCTTGAAGATTGTCATATTGAGAGATTAGACATAGGTAAAGTGGCTATTTATGAGAGCACTGGCCAGCCAGATGGTTCGCATTTACTTAGAGTTGAATTTTTTGGCAGTGCATTAGAAGGTAGATGGTCATTCACAAGTACAGTACCCAATATTTGGCATGCACTAAAAGAGACTGTTAAATTATCGGAAGAATTTCCGATGGATATCTGTCTTACAGGACAAATCAAATGGGAGGAAACCCCTGACGGATTAAAAATATCCGGCACAGCATTATCATTCGGCGTGTGGAATAATTTTTTCTGGTCCCCAGAGGTTATACAAAAATCACCTTTGGACGATTTTGATAGTATGATTATTGATGTTGAACACGAAAATGATAAAATTGCAGGGGCAGTCACTAAAAAAGTACTTTCCGGGTATGATGTAAAAGTAGAAGGCATTATAAAAGATTATGAAACCATTGAGAAAATAAAAAAAGGGGATTACCAAGGATTTTCAATTGATGCGACAGTTTTTGCGGACCCAGTAAGAAAAATGGTTACTGGTGTTAAGGCATATAAAAGATTAACAGTATGCCAGAATCCAGCCTGTAAGGTTTGTTATTTTGGAGCATAGACGACCGGGGCATAAGATGACGAAACATTGGGCGCTTTCGTTGCGCGAAGATGGCTTTTCTGGGGTAACGTTCAGTAGGCGCCCTGATGTAAAGTATGGCGTGCGGCCAATTCCCTATTATGAAATTGATGGAGATATTGAACTTTTAAAGGAAATCCAAAATGAATTATTTAAACACGGTATTAACTCGACTTTGTCACAAACAAAATATTTTAACGCCTTACAAATAATCGGTATTGATAATTGTATTACTCTTTCTGAGGTTATCTCAATAGACGATGACTGGGCTGAATCATTAAAGAATGAATTTAAAAAAGGTAGTCATCTTACCGAAGAAGGCATCAAGGGGATATTTAATAAATTTGGCAAGAAATCTAAATTACACTATGATGAAATATGCCAAATCATAGAATCGGCAAAACAACATAAAATAAATGAGACTCTTGATAAAATTTTTAGTAAGAAGAAAAAGTTAAAATTATTGCCGCCATATGATAATAAATACATTGACATTCATAATAAAAGATGCCAGAAGTGCCATTTAAAGGAAAATGTATCATTATACTTTCATGGAAAATACCCACGGGATGATAATATTTTTTATTTATGTGATAATTGTTTTGCTGAAATAAATGAACCAAAAAAATCATACAGACGACTGGGGCCACTAATTCGTTACGGATTAATTTTACAAGAAGACCAAACTTATTTAAAGCCAATTTGTGAAGTTTGTAATAAAAATAAAGCACGATTTGTATATTGCAAAAAGGAAGCTAAACAACCCTCCGATTATATATCACTTTGTGATGAGTGCAAAGACATGTGGTATGACTTACATATATTATATCGAGCGGAGTCAAGACTTGAACAGATAGTTGCGGATATTCTATATATGCAATTTAAAAATTACCCTTATATAAAGAAGAGAGTAGGGAAATTGACCCCCGATTTTGTTTTTCCAACACATAAAAAAATTATAGAGGTTTTCGGATGTTACTGGCATAGTTGCCCAGTGCACTTCCCCGAAAAAAATATAGCAGAACACCGCACACAAGATTTCAGAGTTAAGTATTTTGGAACTTTTGGGTACGAAACACTGATATTATGGGGGCATGACTTCGAGAATATTAATCAAGTAATTATTAAAATTGAAAAATTTTTAACAACCTAAATGTGTTCCAATTATTTATATATATCTTGTTTTCGGTACGTACTTCCCTTTACAAATACAAACGGCCATAAAATATGGAAAAGCTTATATATAATTCAATAATTTACTGCCGGTTGCGCCGTCTTATGGCCCGGTCGACATTATGTATTTTTACATCATGTATATCTACATAATTTTACCTTTCCATTAAATTAGTGAGTTTTTATAATAACTTTTATAAAGGGGTTGGTGCGAACAATATATTTCAGAGGTGCAAAAATAATGGCAGACAAACCAGAAAAGGTTGTTCCTACTTTAGAGAATGCATATCCAAAAGAGAGTCCTCCAGCTCCTGCAGTACCTGACAACAGTGCTGAATTAAAGCAGCTTAAGGATACTATTGAGGATATGAAGTCTAAAGCTTCGGAACTAGAGAAAGAGAACGACGAGTTGAAAAAGAAACTCGCAGACATTGAGCACGAAAATTTAATTGCACTAGCCGAAAAAGTCGCTGATATTAAAGTAGGTAAAGGCCTTTTAAAAGATGAAGAGAAAGAGAAGGCCGTAAAGGAATTATCCGAGTACGACGTTAGAACACTTGAATTACTTGAGAAGGAACTTTCGAGTTTACCGGTGAAATTAACTCAAACTCCAAAACCTTTAACAACACCTGCTCCAGAACCGAACCCACAACTTTCTCCGGAACAAGACTTTAAGAATAAAGTTGAGGAAATGACTCTTAAGTTATTCGGACATAAAAATGACCCCGTAGAATATTATGGGGTACAGAAGGAAAAAGGTGAGCTATAATGGCAGACACTGGAAAAATCATGAAGACATTCGAAATGTATGTCGATAAGGAAACAGCTTGCGAAGCAATAACAAAAGGCGAAATTGTTTGTGCAGAGTATGGACAAACTGACGGCCACATCAAGAAAGTTGATACTTCACTTGACCAAATGGGGCCATATGGTGTTGCTCTTGAAACATGCACCGCTGATGGTGACACAATTTTAGTTGCCTGGCGTGGTGTTGTTGAGGCAACCCACGATATTGCCGCAGACGACGCATTACAAAAGAACCAAGCCGTTACGGTGTCAACAACAACAACCGGAAAGTTTGTTGGAGCAACAACAACTACAGCGGAATACTGTATTATCGGGCACGTTCTAGAAAACATGACGTCAATAGCAGCTGAAGGCAAAATTATGTTAGCGGGGTGGTAAAATGCCTATAATGATGGTAGATGACATAACTGATGTACAAGCTTACACTGTTCTTAGAGAGCTACTTGGACTTGCAAGAGTTCAGTATAACTTGAGAGAGCTTTGTAGGGTAGTCAGAATGCCACACTTAACAGCTGATATAAGAACAGCAACAACGTATTCAGGTAGTGAAAAAGTTCCCGAACTGGTGGAAGCTGACATAAAGTCACACACCTATTCAAAAACGAGCTTTGACCTATGGAAGAATGTTGTGCATCTAGCAATTTCACTAGAAGCAAAGCTTAAGTCTGATATTGACATAATGGGACTACAAATTTCCGACGCTGCAAAAGAAATGGCACGTATGGAAAACGCCCAAATTGCAACGGAGATTGAAGCAAACGCAACAAGCGGCACTGGATATGTATGGGGCGACAAAACCAACGGTATTAGTGACCATGACCCAGTTTTGGATATATTAACCGCTGAAGACACAGTCTTCGGATACGGTTATGACCCAAGCAAAATGGCAATGAATCACACCCAGTATGTAGATTTGGTGACAAACACTCATATTACATCGTTGCTTGAAAGAGGAACGATTGTAAAGACAGGTATATTACCGGCTGTGGCTGGATATCCGTTAACAATTGATAACGGAATCACTGCAGACCATGTATATCTTGTTGCAAAGAGCGCACCCGCAATTATACTAGGTGAAGGTCCAGAAGTTGCCGTTAAATACGGTGATGATGACCCAAGATTCTTTGAAGGATATGCTGTGGCGAAATTCTTAGAACCAAAGGTAGTTGTAGCAACAGCTGTTGTGGATATTTCTTGTACCAGTTAAGGAGGTGTAACCATGGAGAAGAAAGTAGGCATGGGCATGAACGGCCAAGTAAACATGGTTGTTCGTGATAAATTTGGCTTCATAAAAGAAGAGCGAAGCGGTCCAAATGTTGTAACCAATGCAGGTATATCAGAAATTGTATATCTTGCATGTGGTGAAGCAGGAAATGCATGGTCCCATATTGCAATTGGTACCAGTAGCACAACTGCAACAGTTGGTGACACATCGCTTGAGGCTGAAATCACCACAAATGGTGGCGCAAGAGATGCTTCAACGGTATCGTCTGAACAAACATCTACGGCAGATGACACTATCCAGCTTAAATCTGGTTGGAATTTCACAGGGTCTTTAAATATTAGAGAGTCTGGGGTTTTTAACTCAGGTGCAGCTGGGGATATGTTGTGCCGACAAACATTCGCAACTTTAGCTGTGAATGACGGTGACTCTTTAACCATTACTTGGAAAGTGCAATTAGACCAAGCTTAAATATAACGTAACTCGGGTAAGGTTCGCCTTACCACTATTTTTATTCAAGAGGTCGTAGTGTATGAATGGTGTAGATAAAACAATTGAAGAAGCGCGCGAGTTATGGAAAGAGTTCATTGAGACACTTAAAGGGGAATAGGGAAATGCCACGTAAATCAAATGACGAGTGGCTTGAAAAACTTGCAAAGTGGCAAGGAAAAATAGACAACATCGTAGTAGGGCTCAATAAGAATGACGATGAGCACACAAAACAGCTTAATGCTTTGTGGAAAGCACATAACAGGTGCCGTGAGGAAATTTTAGGGAGAGTCACAAGTGTGATGGCTGGTGCTGAATACAGACAAGGCCGATGGGCAAATATCGACAAAATTATTATTGCTGTGATATCGGCAATTTTAACCGCTTTTATAATAAAGTTATGGCCAATTTAAGGATAAATATATATATTGCCTGTTGCGATATCTTTTTTTGATATTCATGAATATATTCGCAATTGTAGGTATAATTACCTTATTAGTTATTGTGGGCGTTATTTTTTATTATAGAAAGGCAATACGAAGAAATTTAAAGAAAATTATGGCATACCTTATATCAATATTGTGTGCTAGTTCAGGTGTTTTAATAATTACAAACGCACCGGGTCCGCCAGGTCCTCCACCCGCCGCTTATGATTACCAGGCTCTTGTCAGTACAATAGGCGAAAGTTACTTTGTGTGGATGGGCTCTAATGTAAGTGCATGGGAAGTGTCAAGAGCTATTGATGTGAGCTTCGGAGCCAAGGAGTATATCGCTATATGGACAGCTTCTGCGTGGTC